ATCATGGAGAAGGTGACGCCGATCTTGCCTTGCAGCGGGCAGTCGATGGCGACGGAGCCGACTTCGCAGCCGCGGTAGATCAGCCAGCGGCCGATGTCCTCGTTGTGCTTGAGGATGGCGAACTTGCGGCGAGTGCTGCCGGTCTTCAGGGTGCCGCCGGTCGCGATCGTAACGGAGGCACCCGCCAGCTCATCCACCAGGGTGACGGCGCCGCCGGCCAAGTCGGTGACGGTGATTTTGCCGGCTGCGACCGAAGCCACTTTGAACTGACCATTGTTCGCAGCAGTTGCGAAGCCGCTTACCTTGACGACATCGCCAACCGCGAAGCCGGCAGTCACGAAGCCCGACGCGGAGTCGTTGAAGCTGTCGTCTGCGGCTGCGACCGAGAGAGTCGAAGCTGTGCGTGTCTTCACCTGCCAAGTGCCGTGGAAAGCCGCCTCCAGCAGCATATCGAAGGTGCCGTAGGTCAGCTCCGCCTCAAGGTCGCCGGCCACGCTGGAAACGCCGCTGCGGGACTCGGCCATGTGGCGGCCGGGCAGCATCTCGTCCGATTCCAGCTCCTCGACCGACTGGCTCAGGCCGTTAGTAATGAGGCGCAGCGGAATCCAGGCGACGGCCGGGTCCAACGTACCGCCGACACCCTCCAGTTTGATGTAGGTGTTTTGGTTGACGCCTTGTGCATAGGGCATTTGCTATCTCCAGAAATGCAAAAGCCCGCTCAAGGCGGGCTGCGGTGTTTCGGGTTGTGGTTACGCCGGGAATGACCAGGCGGTGCAGTAGACGCTGACGCTGACCGACTGCCAGACGTCTTCCTGGCGAACCTGCGAGCGCTCAGCGCGGCGGATCAGGACGTTCTGGCCTTGGTAGTCGAGGCGCTTGCCGGAGGCGAAGAAAGCCAGCAGCGCGTCCACGTCAGTCAGTAGCCCGGCATGGCCGGTGTTCTTGGGGTGGAACAGGTCGATCTGCAGGATGCCGGTCCACTCCTGCGCGGCGTTCTTGCCTTGGGCAGCGGGCGCTCGGCCACTAGGAATGGCTGTGAGGCGAGCCCAGCTCTGCCCGGTCGGCGGTGTGAAGGTCTTGCCTTCGAATGCCGTTCGCGCAACAGGCATGACGCCTGACGCGACATAGGCCGATACCAAGGCGCTGTGAATCTTTGACTCGGACATGGCTAGACCTTGTTCTTGCGAATTTCGCGGGCCAGATTGCGCTGAATGCGGTCGACGTTACGTTTCACCATGCCCTCGGGCGCTTGCTGCGAGCCTCCATCTTCGATGAACTCGGCGTATGGCATGGAGTTGGTCAGGTACGTTTCTTGCCCGGCGCCTTGCGGCGTATTTGCGGCGACTTCGGCCATCGCAGCGCGGCCAGTCGGATCAATGCGGCCATTCTCGCCAGATGCGGGCTTGCCTACAGTGGTTTGCCAGTCTCCGCGGAGGCGGCCATCCCTCACGGGAGTGTCAAGGATGATGCCGTTGAAGAGCGCCAGGGTGATGCCGCGAACGATCTTGCCTTCAGCGTCGCCCGTCTTCTTCGTGAAGCGGCGCACGTCATCAGAAAACCCCATCACCGCCTCCCCTGCAGCTCGTACACCAGCGGCGTACCGGCTGGGTTGATCTCCTTGATGTTTACGATGGTCCACGTTGCGCCGTCTGCGATGACGGTCGTGGTGAGCGTCGGCGGCGTAATGCCTTGCGCTGCGACGAGGATCTTCTTGTCGCCCTGCTTGATGACTGTGCCCTCGGCATAGCTCATGCCGGCCTGCTGTAGCGCGTAGTCCTGCAGGATGGCCTGTGCGGGCTGGTTGACCTCAACGTCAGGCGTCTGCCCTCCGGTCACAGGGTCGTACTCGCCCGGCACCGTGTCGCGCAGGGTAATGGTCTGGCCGAAGCGTTCTATCAACCGCAGAGCGGTCGAGGCCATGCGGTCGTAGAACTGCGACATGTCACGCCCTCACGGCAAATAGGCCACGCCTGACCAGATAATCAGCGAACTGTGTCCGGCTTGGGCGATCCGGCGCAGCTGGCAGCAGGTAGCCCGACTTGTTCTCGGCGTACTGCACGTCGACGGCGCCCTCTACCCGCTCACGGATGACTGCGCCTTGCCGCTGGGCAGGCGGGTCTATGTCGTCAGCGTGAATCTCGGCAGCCAGAGCCATCTGGCCGTACTGGATGCGCGCCGGGATGTAGGTCGACGGCAGCACCTCGCCGTCAAGCTCGACATCAGCACGAGGCCACGCCAGAGCCTGCGCAGCGCTCGCTTTGCGGCCTTTCCAGCCCATGACCTGCATCTGCATTGCGGCGCGTCGGAGCAGCGCTTCCTGAGCCTGCTCGGTGCCAGGAACAGCCACCCCGTAGTTCGCGGCATAGCTGACCAGCTCGGCGGCCGTGGCGTAGCTCTCTGCGTTCGGAAGCCCCTCGCCCGATTCGATGATCAGCGTCATGCGTTATTCCTTGGGTGGTTCTTTTGCGGGCTTGCCAGGCTTGCCCTTGAAGCCGCGAGATTTCATCTCCTCGGCCACCTTGTCTGGTACGTCTACCTCTCCACTTGCCGGAACCGTGACCAGCACCCCGGCGAAGTGGTAGAGGCCGGGTTTTCCGACCACTACCATATCGTTTCCCCTTAGCCGATGTTGCGCAGGCGCGCCATGTGGGTCTTCGACTGACGCACTTCCATGCCGAAGTCACCGATGATGCGGGTGCGCTCACCGTCCTGGCCGGGCTGAGTGGCGTCCAGGGTGCGCCAGTTGCCGGAGTCGGAAGCGTTGCCGTTGGCCATCGGGACGATGGAGATCATGCCGGCGTCGTAGATCACCAGCTCTTTGTCGTCCAGGTTGGTGTCGACCACGATGCGGTTGACGTTACCCACCAGCGGCAGATCGCTCGGCAGCTGCAGCACGGAGCCTTCGTCCGCGCTCCACTCGGCCAGGCGCTGGCTGTTGTAGTTGGCCGAAACCAAGGCGGACAGCGCACGAGCCTGCTTGATGCCGACCGCGACGGTGTTGGCGCTACCGCCGCGGCTTACGATCTCTGCATTCAGCGCGTTGATCGCGTCCAGGGTCAGCACGGCGGCCGAGTTGTCGACGTTGATCGCGCCGGCCTGATCGAGGAAGAAGCGCAGGCCGCCAGTATAGCTGACGGGCTTGGTGCCGATGGTAGCGGTGGCGCGACGGCCACGGACCAGTGCGCGGTCCATCTGGATGGTCAGCTGACGGATACGCTCGGAGACCTGGAAGCTCAGGTCGTTGGTGTTGCCGAACTGGATGGTGGCCAGCGCGCGGCGGGAGAACTCGACGGCGGTGTCCATCGTCTGGAAGAAGTTCTCGACCGGGTCCGGCTGGAAGATGCCATCGTTCTCAGCGCCGGAGTTCTCTTCACGACCCACGGAGTCGATCACGAGGACGGTGCCGGAGGCGATGGTCGCGGCAGTGGTGCCACCGAAGCCGCGGGTCACGGTCAGGTTGTTGCCGGACACTGCGGTCACGAGCAGCACTTCGTCCGAGCCAACCGGGGACACGGTCATGCCTGCGCGGAACTTGGTGCCGTCAGCCACTGCGACAGTGGTAGCGGCGGCCAGCGCTTCGGCAGTGGTCGGCGAGCTGGTAGCGTCGACGCGCATATCCAGCCAGGACAGCTTGTAGCCCTCGTACGGAGCGCGAGCGGTGCCGAACTGCACGGTCTGCAGGATGCCGGTGCGATTGGAGCGCGCGATCTCGAACGCTTCGTTGATGACCTTGTCGTTCAGCAGGGCCGACAGCGACGAGGAGAGGTTTTCGTTAGCCATTTATCAGTTACCTTTGGTCAGGTGTGCGGAGATGAAACCGGCCACGTCGCCCGCCTTCTTGGCGGCTTCGGCCTTGGTGTTGCTGTCCGATGCAGCCCCGCTGCCCGGTTTGGCTCCGCCAGCCCCGCTGCCAGACGCCTTGCTGCCGACGATCAGCGGCGCAAAAGCCGGATCGTTGACGAATTCTGCTTTCAGTTCTTCCAGGGTCGCCGCGCTGGGCTTGCCGTTGGCGTCGAGAACGACGACAGTCGGCTGACCATCACGGATATCCATGCTCAGACGGGATTGGATGTGCGGCAGGAGAGCCTTGGCGCTGCCCTGTACTGCGAGTTCGGCGGCCAGGTCGGTTGCAGCACGGCCAACGGTCAGATCCTTGATCTGCCCCGCCAGTCCTTCGCGCTCGGCCAGCAGCTCCTGTTCGCGCTTGGTCAGCTTCTCTTTCCAGCTGTTCTCTAGCGCCTCAACGTCACCAGCCTTGCGGGCGCGCTCTTCCTCGGCCTTCTTGGCTGCTTCCTCGGCCTCACGGGCTTTCGCCTTCGCCGCCTTGGATTCGCCGAGCAGTTCCTCGAGCTTCGCCTTCAGGCCCGATACATCCTCGCCCTGCGGGATGCCATTGACCTTGAGCTGGTACTTGCCGCCCTTTTCTTCATAAAAGCCGTGCAGGCCTTCATCCAGCCCTTCCAGGCTGTCGCGTTCAAAATCGAGCATGGTGTCTCCCGGAGACTAGGTTTGCCGGCCCTGCCGGCTAGATGCCTGCCCTGCGGAACGCCTCGGGCTCAAGAGCCTTCATCTGTTCCAAGGTCAGTGGTTTGAATTGCCGATCCAGCTGCAGCTCGGCAAAGCGCTCAGCACTCAGCCCGCCGTCGCGGAACAGCTTTGCGCGCTCAGGACCGAGCGCGATGTTCTGGAACTCTTGCGGCTGGCCCTTAAGCCAGCTGTAGTAGGTCTGCTCAGCGTCAACGTAACCGTCCTTGCTGGCCCGTGTGGCGCCTTCGTCAAGGAAGGCATAGCGGGCGTCCAGCTCGGCGGCGGTCGTGCTGCGGCAGCGGATGTGCGCGGGCGGTACCGGCCCCTTGCCCATTTTGAACACCCGGCCATCCAGCGACTTGCACTGTGCGGACGTTCGACCGTCGAGAGTGGAAACCCAGCGGTAGCCGGTCACCACATCGCTATTCGTCTTCCACGTCTCCATGCGCGCCACGCTGGCGACGTGCTGGATGCCGGTTCGAACAACCGCTTCGGCATTGCGCCGGGTGATCGCTAACAGGCCGTCGCTGTACTTCAGCGCCTTGGTGCCGCGGATGCGGTTTATCAGCTGCTGATTGGTCTCGCCCTGGACGTAGCCCATGCGAATAGCGCCGGTTACCCGGTTACGCTCGGCCTGTGTCCAGTCAGCGATGAAAGACTCCAGCAGCTTTCCGCCATCCGGCCCTGTGACGCTGAGCGGCTGGGCCTTTACAGCGGCCTGTATCGCTTTCACGGTCGGAGCCGCTGCGGTGATATTGACCAGCACCTGATCTAGCGACCTGGCTTCAAACTCGGCCTCGTAGGCGCCGATGTCGAACAGGTCCAGCAGCAGCTGAGACGTGAACTCGCCGTGAATCTTGGCGAGCATCGCGTCGATGGACTTCAGCATCTGCTCGAGGCGTGCCCGGCTGTAGTCGGTCAGCGTATCGCGGCTCAGCCTGTCGCGTAGATCCTTGTCGATGCGCCGGAGGAATGGGTCGATCTTCTCGACCTCGCCCGACTTCAGGCGCTCGAGCATCACGGCGTTACGCGTTGCCGACTGTATTAGCAGTTCCGCCGTTGCCATCGTCGTCGTCCAGGTTCAGGCCAGACGTGCTGCTGGCAAGCTCTTCGCGGATCTCGTCGTCCGTCTTCTCGGCATCGATCAGCCCGTAACGGCGCAGCTGAGCCCACAGGTCGGCGTCAGTGATCGCGCCTGCCTGCCAGGACTTGACCAGTTCGGCCAGGGTCTGCGGGTCGAGACGGGCTTCGATGAAGTCCTGATTGAGCGCGTAGACGCATTCGCCAGTGGCGCCCATGAACTCCGCAGCGCACTGCAGCGCCTTGGTGTAGGCCTCGCTGACGTTGGAAGCGACCAGGGAAAGCACCGAATGCTCTGCGGCGTTATCCGACGCGGCCTCAGTGGCGGTTTTCGTGGCGCTGCCCTTCTCGACCAGGCGAGCACCAAGGGCGACCATCTGGCGCTCTTTGGCGTCCATCGCCTCCTTGGCGAGGATGTTCGGCTGAGCCTGTAGGATGCCGGCCGAGCCACCTTGCGGCAGCGGCAGAATGGCCCGCGAGCCGAAGTAGATGCCCTTCTCTTCGAGCATCTTGACCCAGTGGTCGTCGAGCCCGGCCATGTAGACCTGCGGCTGACCGACCAGATAGACCGAGTCCTCGTAGTCCGCGCTGTTGCGGTAGTGGCCGATGTTGATCTCGGCCAGGTCGTACAGCGGCGACTCATCGATCGACGTGTCGTTGTTCTGCGCGCCGACGAAGAAGGCCGTGATCTCTTTCCACGGCGCACCATTGCTGCGACGCGGGTTGTAGGTCTCTGCGATCTCGAACGCGCCTTCGCCGGCCGCCTGGCGCCACACATCGACGGTGTAGACGCCATCGCGCAGGCTCAGCACGCGGTATTGAGGGTATGTCTTGACGCCGAAACCGTCTTCGATTTCGTGCGTCTCACGCAGCACGGCCAGCGACAGGAGGTGACGTGCACCGACCTTGGTCGTGCGCCAGTTGATAACCGCTTCGGCCGGGTATGCCGTGATGGTCGCCCGCGCCTTGCCGCTCTGCATGTCGGCCCGGCTGGCTGACTCAACCGCAGGGAAGTCGACGAGGATCAGTGCGCGACCTGTCTCCAGCACATCGGCCAGGACCGTCTGCGATTGCTGGTAGACGCTGATTCCGGCGCCATTGGCATCGGTGGCCATGTAGTCGAGCAGCGCCGGCACAGTGAGCGTCGGCACCACACGGAACACGGCACCGACCAGACCGTCACGAGTCCGTCCGGTGGCGTTGTAGAACACAGCGCGGGCCAGATAGCTCTCGTACCGCTCGGCGTTCTCCTTGCTCGTGTCGTGCTTGTTCGGCTTCGGCAGGTAGCGCTGTTCGGCTGCCTTTACCGCCTCGGAGCCCTTGCAAACGTCGCGCACCAGGCGCCAACGGGCTTGCGCTGCCTCGTATTCAGGGCGCATGTATGTGACGTCGGCCATTATCGGGCGAATCCCATGTTGATTGAGGTTGCGGGCTTGATGATCGGGAAGCGGTGAACGACGAAGTAGCCGAAGGCATCGGCCGGGTCTTCCGTGCCGTCCTTGTTGGGCTCTCCGTGTTCGTTGTATGCCTGCTGCTCGAGCACCTGGGTGGTGACAGGGCATTTGTCGGTGTTGACCTTCAGCCGGCGCACGCCCTCGCCATTCAGGAACATGGCGTTGACGGCCAGCACCCGGTCACGAACCATCGGGTTTGCCGGGTTGACGCGAACCGTGAAGCCGGCCTGCTTGAGCAAGCTGTGATCCGACTCGCTGCCGTTGACGCTCTTGCGGTTCTTGCCGCTGGCGTCGGGGTACACGGTGATCTTGTGGCCGGGGAATCGCTCAAGCAGCGCAGCGATCATTGCCGGCGTGTCGAACAGGCTTGTCAGCTCGTCCAGCTGCATCGGCTCGCCGTCTCGAATGACGAACACGCAGGCCGCCATCCGGTTGATGTTGAAGTCCATGCCTACATGCAGCTCTTCACCCGGACGAATCGTCTCGTCGGTGTGATTCAGGCGCCGGCAGAAGTTCGGATAGACCGATCCGCTCACCAGGTTGACGAACTGGCCGTCAATGTAGGCGTCGACCAGATTGGCCGGGTACGACTCGCGTAGTGAAGGGATGTAGTCCTTCGGCAGGTTCTTGGCGTTCTGCCTCGTGCTGGCGTGAACGATGCCGTACAGAGGGCGCTGGCTCGGATTGGCGGCCAGTTCCTTGACGAACTTGCGATATACCCAGTTGAACCCCTCCGGCGTGGTCGTCACGTCGATGGTGTTCTCTCCGCGGGTCGGCCATACGGTCGACATACGGGCGATGATCTTCTTCCAGGCGCTGTCCGCCTTCTTGATCGGCATGCAGTCGATCTCGTCGACCAGCGCGTGCGCGATGTTGAAACCAACGATGCGACCAGGGTGCTCCATGCTCTTGCAGACGATCGTCGACAGGCAGCGGCCTTTCGAGTCGCGAAGATGCACCCGCTTGTTGCTCGGCACGATGTCGGCAAACAGCCCGAAGGCCTCAGCAACACCCGGTATCGTGTCGTAGAAGATGTCCGCAATCTGCGGATAGGTCGGCGCGAAATAGCCCTGCGGAATGCCAGGGTGCTCAAGTGCGTTGATACACAGCCGCACGCAGCCTACGAACGTCTTGCCGCTTCGATACCCGCCGACGAACGCAGAGAACTTCTTCGGGTGGCTGATGAACTCGAACTGCGGCTTATTCAGCTTCAGGGTCGCTTGCATCTTCCACCCCGATGATGACTTGCTTCGGCTCAGGCAAGCCCTGATTCGGGTCTTCCAGTTCGCGGCGCAGCTTCTCGTTCGCTAGGCGCTTGGCTTCCAGATCCTCACGGGTCTTTGTCAGCGACTCGATGCGCGCCAGGTAGCGATCAGCCAGCAGGTCGTAGCCTTCAGCCTTCGCCATCAGCACGCGATTCAGCAGAACCTTGGTTAGCCGTAGCTCTTGGTCGATCTGGTCAATCTCGGCAGCATGGAAGTCGGCCTGCTCTTCATCCGTCAGGTACTTGCTGTAGATCGATCCAGGCTTGGCGGCATTTCTGTTGCCTGCCTGATCCTTTGGTCCGCTACTCTTGCCGCCGTGCAGCTTGCAGCGTTTGGAACCCGGTATTGCGTGCCGCTTGCATGGTTCCCCGCTGCGGGTCTTAGCTCCGCATAGGGCCATGGCTGGGCCTCATTCATGGGGTTGGTTATCGCGAACGATTCATTCAATGTCGTTCGAACGTCATTCGATGACCTGCTGCATCCACTCCTCCACGATCCGCTGCAACACGGGCTCGGTCAGGATGCTGGATGGCTGCCTTCCGGCTATTACGTCGCGAAGTAGGCAGGCGGGGATGACGTGGACGCCATCAGAGGCGATGACAGATACGTGAGGCTGCCTGTCGGTTAGCTCTACGACGTTTTGCATGGGCGCGCTCTCGGCTTACTGCCTTCCACGCCTCCATCCCCACCATCAGGCATACGCATAGAGCGATGCGGAGGAGTAGGAGGATGGTGAGGAGGCGTTTCACTGCGCCGCCTTGACGCGGACGATCGTGCCGCGACGAATCCAGCGGCCAACCTTGCCCCAATCAGGCTCAAGCCCAGTGATGCGTGAGACGGCAGTAACACCGAGCAAGTACAAGCGCAGCCACCAACGAAACCGAACGACGGCCACTAGCTGGACGTTTGCCATACAACCTCCACGCGACCATGCAGGCGCTCAGTAATGAGGCGCTCATCGCGGCTATGGATCTTCAAGGGCTGGCGATAGCGATCAACGATGCCGCGCTGCTCGTCGACGAAAACGGCCATCTTGATCTCTTGCCCATCAAGGAACACCTTGCGGACACCGCGGCCGTCATCGAACTTGTGTACCCATGGAGGTTGCTGCTTCATGCGCTCGCCTTCTTCTCTCCCCAGCGGATGGCCAGTTCACGCAGCTTCTCGGTTCCGATGAATCCGCAGCAGCCGCCGATGAACGTAGCCATTGACTGAGGCAGGCCGAAGTATTCGATCAGCGGGACGAGGGTCAGCGTGGCCAGGCCGCACAACGCACCCTCAAGGATCATCTGACGACTCGTGCCGCCTCCATACACCACGCGCAATACAGCGACGGTGACAGATAGGCCGAATGCATACAGGCTCGGGGCAACGGTCTGCAGCCATGCGAGCGCCGCAGCCCACGTTTCAGGACGGTCGGGCATCTTCATATCTCGGTTATCCCGCATGGGGCAGTTGGTGTTTGGTCCGGCCTCACATGCGCGTGCGATCCGCTCGGGGCAAGGAGGCAGGCATGGGGCCGGAATAGGTTTAGGCGACTTGCGCCTGATGTGCTTGCTCGATACGCGAACGGGCGATCTCGAAGTAGCCGGGGTCGCGCTCTATGCCAATGAAGTGACGGCCAGTGTTGGCGCAGGCGACGCCGGCAGTGCCGCTGCCCATGCAGTTATCCAGCACCGTCTCGCCCTCTTGGGTGTAGGTGCGGATCAGGTATTCCATGAGGGCGACGGGCTTTTGCGTGGGGTGTATGCCTTCCTCTACGCCAAACTTCAGCACCGTTCGCGGGTAGTTCGTGAACGATTGAACGCTTGGCATCCCAGCCTGCTTGCCGTAGACGCCGCCCGTGTTGGTGCGCGTAACCGTGCGTGGCTCAATCGCGACAAGCCCTTGCGGGTTGTAACGCGGCGATCCAACCCCGAACACCAGCACATCCTCATGCGCCCTCATGGGCTGCAACTTGGCGCGAAGGTGGCCGACCGGCTTGGACTTCTCCCAAACCCACGCATACCGGAAGTCGCGCAAGTTAGACGCAACGAGCGTGGCCGTGAATGGATGATTCGCCGTCAGCACAATGGCCGCGTTCCGCTTCGCTACCCTGCGGTACTGCGCCCACAGCGGCTCAAACGGAATCACCGTGTCCCACTTGCAGGCCGTAGTGCCATACGGCAGATCGCACAGGATCATATCGACGCTGCCATCTGGAATTTCCGCCATCACCTCAAGGCAATCACCCAGGCGAAGATCGAACATACGGAACTCCAGAAACAAAAAAGCCCCGCAAAGGCGAGGCCGAAAGGTGTAGATCCCGATTCCCCTAGCGTCCTAGGGGCGATACTCGTTATCGAGTCGCGCAGTGTGCTGCGTGTTGGTGCTAGACCGATTCGCAAGCAGGCCGGGGATTAGATGCGCTGTATTGGATGACGCGAGTATTAGCAGCGCTTGCCGTCGCACGGCGTGGTGTTTGATGGGCGCAGGATGGCGAGGCCTTCATCAGCCAGGTTCCGCCCGAAACGAAAAAGCCCCGACCAGATTGCTCTGTGCCGGGGCTTCATTTGTTTAGCTTTGGCCATCTCAACGCGTGAAATGACCAAGATAGGCATAGAATGGCTCACTAGCTCATTCGTGTCAACCATCTTTGCATGACGCGAGACATTCCATGGCGAATTGCACCGGGTACGGCGCCGGCCTGAATGTAGGGCTCGACTCGTCGCTCAGGTAGTACCGCATTGCCCGATCGGTTATGCCGATCATGTCCGCAGCTTTGCGCTGGCTGAGCCCTGCCTGCTCCAGAAGCCCGCGCAGGTAGCGCGGGTCTGGATTGTGATTACTGGCGTCAGGCCTTACCACATCCGCTCCAGGATCTGCATGGCCTCTTGATATGCGAAGCTGTCGCGCCCAACCTCTT